TTTTCTTTAAAGGTCCATATGGATTATGATCCATATTAGACATTTGAGATGTCGTGTGTATAAATGGGATTTTGTACTTTTCCAATGATTCAAATGTATACTGTAAAAGTTTCATGTTATTCGATATATATGTAGTCGAATTCATGGGATATTTTGATCCACCGACATCAAATGCCAGAAAATAAACAAAATCTATTCCTGTATCCAGTATTGAATCAATCGATCCACGTATACGTAAATCATCTCCCTTCATCAAATCAAACTCGACGACATCATACTTCTTTTTCTTTAGATGGTTTACAAGAGCACTTCCAACAACGCCCGATGATCCTAATACGAGAATTCTCATTTAATGCCACCTGATTTAATATAATCCCCAATTTTCCGAGTTTGTCGATACATCTGGTAAAAAGGCAGGATCATTTGATAGATGTGAAGTGCGCTCATGCTCAATCGTGTACACTGGAGGGAAATTAGTTGCCCTTACAGTCCCGCCATTTCTAATAATTTTATACTGTACAACTGTATCTATATATCCTCTTTTTTGCATACACTCTTCGAATCCTCTCACTGCAAACCATGTATCCCTATGCGCAATCTGAAAATCCCCACACGCCATGATAATACTTGAAACTGTGTGATACTGTTCAGGTTTTACATTTGACAGAGTATCCGATGTCACTTCCAAAAATGGACTCATTGCACGGGCTGTGATGGACTGAGCTCCAAAAACTATAGGAGATACATGTGGACTTGATGAAAAATTTTGGCCTATATGTTTCTCAACATCTTCAATCTTCACAGCATTTGACATCATTGTCAGTAACATATTTTCCCCGAGTGTCATTGCCAATGTCATATCTAAATATCCCCTGCTCGGTGGAATCATATCCACATTTGTGCACACAATAACATCGCCAGTTGCTTTACGGATACCTATGTTTCTACCTATCGGTTCAGAAATATGAAATTCTGGACATAACTGTTTAGCCTTTTCGGGCGATACAACTATAACCTTCAGTTTTGAGCGATCTTGTATGGTACATACATCGGTCAAAGGTGGTTTGCCATCTTCTGTGTTCCAGTCCACATACACAACTTCATCAAATACGGCGAGTAAACTATTAAGACAATAATTTGCAGTCCTAATAAGATGACCTCCATAATTATCGTTTCGAGAAACTAAAACGGCTGAAAGTTTCATTTACTATATCATTTCACTTAGCTTTAAGAGATGAATATTTCTTCCGTACTATAGTTAGACCATTATTAACTGGAATTGTAGCAAATTCCCAAAATTGTGGATTAAGTTCAGCAACAGCCCTATAAGGCCCTCCCTCTGCCCATTGACCGCTCTGTAGCGTAAGATCAGTGTGATAATACGGTTCATGATTACCATACATTAAATCGTGCACGAGTATAACTGTTTTAGGTGTTATTAAGTAATCTAATAATTCGAATTCCCTTTTTACATGTGAGTACGCATGCCAATCGTCTATGTATACCATATCATATGGAGGGTTTGAGCATTTTTCTAGAAACTGTATAGCGTCCGATTTTACAAATGTCCACGTGTCTTTAAATTCATCCGGGCAGGAAAAATCCGTGTCATTTATGTCAACAGACGTTACAACCCCACCAGTTTTCTTGGCGGCTGTCAACAGTGGTAGAGTTGTTGCGCCACTCCGTACACCGAGTTCAAGTATGTTCTTAGCTCCCAGACTAAGAGCGATAGCGTATAACGTTAGTACGTGTTTATCAGAATCTCCGGTGCCATATAATACGGTATGTTCCATCTCCGTGTACTACGTACCATGACTTTAATTAAAAAGATGATATAAAATGTACTACAATTCCGGACCAGATCCCGGTGGATTGGGAAATATACTTATGAGACTATGCTATGTAGACAGGTGGTCACCAAACAACAAATTCATTTTCAACATTTGGATATATGGCAGCGATGTACGGTGGTAAACTATGTGAACCTATATTTAATGACCCCCTCCCCGTAGTCGCAGAACCAAGTGCAGTGTAGACTCCTTTTGAATATTGTAATCTGACAGAGTTCGCTCATCCTCAAGTTGCTTCCCTGCAAAAATGAGGCGCTGTTGATCTGGAGGGCGGATCAACTCCCGAATTTTTCAAAACGGGCCGGACTATATCTTAAGCCATCACAGGGATTTCCTACATCCCTCTGACCCATACCCATTTAGTCTCTGAACCTTCTCCATGCTCTGGAAAACGAGTTTAGGAGCTTGGCTGCGGATTGCCCAATCTCTTTGTTTTTTACCATTGGAGCCAGCAATTAACTGGGTTCCTTTCCACTGTTTCCAGTTGAAAGTGGTACTTAGAGCTCTAAGGGTGTTCCCGCAATTTGGGCATGTCGCCGGTTTCCCGACTAATATCTGGATTTTCAAACGACAGAGATCACAACAGTTTTCCCTTTGACAGAGCTCTGATGTCAGAGGCTGGATATTTTTCGGCACCCCTACTTAATGCCCTCCTTATCTTGAATCTTCGCCTTGACGTTTGCAATCGTATCGCCCGTTTCAACCTCCATGGTTATAGTCTTTCCGGTGAGAGTCTTTACAAAAATTTGCATTTTTCTTTTAGGTCGTCACGCCTTTATAATATTCGCAACGTGGGTCTTTCTGGTAACTGGTGGGTTACGAGGCGCACCGGGATTGTAATTTTGTTGATGGTACTGCCACATGGCGGGAGATCCTACGCGAAATCCTCTACGGATAGGAGCCTTGTAATAAAATACACAATCCTCCAATTTGTTCGATTTGCTCGTATTGTCCAGAACGAGACATTCGTAATTTTCGGTGCACGCGTTCATAACCTGGTTGAACAGTTCAAATGATGGAAACACGCCAAAGAATGATTTCCAAAGTCTCTCGCGATTTTGTATCACATTTTCTCGAAGAATAAAAACATAATCCACGTTCGCTCGCAGGTCAGGGCTAAGGTCCATGCAATACTGCATCGTGAGAACGAAGAATATCTTCCAATGCCTCCCGTTCATGAAACATTGACGAATGCACGAATCTTTCATGAATGCCTTGTTGTACATGCAGTCATCCAGCAATATGAATGTTGGTATATCTTTGTTCTGAGATATGAGTTTCTTTTGACGCTCGATGACCTTTTCAATAGTTTCTTTATTGTAATCCCCGTAAATGAAGAGATCGGGGATAAATTGCTTGTAATAGTGATTCCCTTCTTCAGTTGCAGACATGACAACACCCGCTGGAATGTTTCTCTTGTGCCACAGAAGATCAGTCACGAGTGTCGATTTTCCGGTTCCTCGTTTGCCTATGACGACACACACTTTGTCATTTGCGATACGAGACGGATCAAACCTTTTCAACTGAATATTCATTTCCCCTATAGTGTCTCATCAAATTAAAAATTAAAATACTGACACAACGTAGTAATGGTGTATCTTCTTTATAAGGGAATCCAGGATACTTTTCTGACGGAGAATCCAGATTTCACCTGTTTCAAGACTGTAATCACACGTGATACCGAATCGGTTACACGGGGGTATGAAATTCCCTTTGATAATCCTTCTGCAGAAACTCTCATTTGCACTTTGCCGAGAAATGGTGATTACATTGAAAGAATGACGCTCAAAATTATAGTTCCTCAACTTACAAACACACTTGATCAATATTGGTCATTTGATGTGAGTAATTTGTCAGGAAATATGTATGGTTTTGATAATAATGGATACACTGTATTTGTCCTGAAACTCGTTGGAAATCTCGCCACATCAAATGTAAAGTCTGGGTGGTATACGTCGACCGGAGATGTACTCGTTTCTGAAACGAGTCCATCTCTGTTTCAGTTTGGTTCTTATTCGAACACAGTTGCAAGTGTTGTATTTGATTCCATAAATCTTGCAAACTTTTGGGGGTTTTTGTATAACCCTATTTATTTGTATGGGGGGCCTGTTCAATTTTCTATTCCAACAACGTACAAGTCAAACATATCTCCATATTATTATCAAAATGATTTTACATTACCATCCGGCTCATACGTTTCTGGCTGGCCTTATTTTTCTAATACGAACAAAACAATTTTTTTCATAGGGACAACATCACCTGGAGGAGGATATCCTATTAGTTTTTACGCTACGACTATGGTTAATTTTCCAAATGCAACCACGCTAAGTATAGGCCCATATCTTGGTTCTACGTATACAATGAACGGAGAAGTAACTGGATGTGACGGGGCTTTTAGTATTTATATTTCTAGAATGACTGTGAACCATTATCCATATGATTTATATAATTGTACGCTCATATTCTTTTCAACAGATTGGAGTTCTCATTATATACTTAATGAACCAATTTCATTTTCAAATGGAAATACTTTACAAGTAGATTCTGTATTTACATCATCACAGACAACACTAAGTTTTACAAGTAATACGTTTGTATTCAAATCACCTGATATTGTTACACCAAGTGGGCTTATTGTATACACTGATACAATTCAACCATATACATGTAATACATTCAATTCACAGGCTTCGTGGTCTCAAACTGGGTGGTACAAAGGTATTCCCCAAACACAATCATCTGCAACGTCATATGCAAATAATATAATCGAAAACAGTATTCAATCTATAACTCTACAAATAGGCGGTCAATTAGTCCAAGAATTTGATCCCTTTTACATACGATATACTAAAGAATCTACACAAACATATAAAAATAGACCTGTACTTGATCTTGTTCAAAATGGAGATACATCAGTTGTAGATTTTAATAGAGTTTTTTATTACGAGATTCCGTGCATTCAAATTCCAATACATGCCCTCACTCGCCAAGATGTAAGATTACTCGTAAAAACTATCCCAAGTGTATTTTCTGTATTTACACCTTCACTCATAGTTCATTATGATGTGTTTCAAGTCGATCTACCAACTGAGTATAGTATACCAATAACACAAGTTGCATATTTTTCCAATAAAATCATAGATTCAAAAGGAGACATGGTAAAATTTATAACATCAAATATAAATCAAGAGTTTATATTTTCACTCAATGGCGAACAATTCTGTGATTCTGAATATACAACAATATCATCATATGAAAATGATTTTAATATTCCTATAAGTTCAAACACATGTATCATAAACGGAACAATGTGTATGAATAGATTTAGATATCAACTTTCTTCTCCAAATGTGTATACAGAAACGAAGAATACATTATTTATTTCTAGAGGTATTTCCGGATTACAACACAATATAACAGAAACATCGCAATGGAAGGAACCTGTATTTACATATTTGGTTAGTATTATGTATCCTCTTCTTTCTTTAACAGCTTTCGATACGTTAGGTAATTTAATACAATTCATGGCGGAATCTAATTCACTATTTGGTTCATTTTTGTACTTGAATTCATATTACAGTTATGATTCATCAAATTCACAATTTAATATTAATTCTCAAAATTATGCATTTTCATGTGTGTTCAAATTTATTAAACAAACATTTATATTTGAGCAAGGTGTACCATGGAATTTTGGATATCCTAATTTACCAAATACTTCATTGTGGTCCTATACAGGGACGGATACAAATGGTATGCAGTATGTCTTTTCGCTCAATTCAACATCTTCAAATGTTAACTTTG